AAGCATATGGAAACTGAAACTGAAAATAGAACTATAACTATAAATGAAAATATAAATATAGATTTTGAATGGTTTTGGAATGATTATGATAAAAAGGTAGGGGATAAGCAAAAGTTAAAAAAGAAATGGAATAAATTAACCGATATAGAAAGGCAAAATGCAATGAATTATATTGACCTTTACAAGCAATCAGTACCAGATAAACAATTCCGTAAAAACCCAGAAACCTTTTTAAACAACAAATCTTGGAACGATGAAATCATTAACCGAAGTATTACCCCAATCCATAAACTCTCTTACGCAGAACGAGAGGCTAATGCACTTAGAAGTCTATAACAAACTTGAACAAGATGAATTAAAGGTTGTGGTTGCTTTAGATACAATGAGTATTTGCAGATGCTCACCTATTGAGGTTAAAGAACATTTAAAGACCTGTATTGCTTTAAGCGGATGTCAAACACCTACAATAGAGTTGTTTCAGTTTCTTTGCGAATTTGTAATAAAGAACTATGGCAACTTTAAACTAAAGGAACTTGGAGTAGCTTTTGAACTTTATGCAATGGGTAAATTATCAGTTGACAAAGCGATTATGTTTACACCAAAATTCTTTGGGGATGTAATGGCTGCATATAAGCCGATAGCTTTACAAGTAAGACAAAAGACCTATGTAGAACCGCAAACAATAGAAGTGCCTAAGATAAATGATGATGAAATTATTGAGGCATTATACGAAAATTGGAATAAGTCGGCTAAAAGAGGCTGGGAGTTGCTAAATACAATGGCTTTTGATGTACTATGGAAACGAAAGGAATTAAACAAGGAAAATCTAAGTCCAGATAAGGCAGACCAAATAAAGAAAAAAATAATAGCACATTACAAGGTAACTGCTAAAACACCAAAAGACTTAGAGAAATTAAATAATGAAATATTTATCAAAAACGAGTGCAAAAGATATACTTTGTACTTATTTTTACAAAACCAACTATAATATGAAAATAGATAATTACGAGATTGTAGATTTAATTAGAATATTTTATAAAGAAAGACCTGAAAATGGTGCTGGTGGTAATATGCACATTGTATTTGATGATGGCAATTTAGAAGATGAAGATATTTTGTTTTGTATTGAACAAGCAAAGGAGGAAAATGACATTTTAGGTATTGCTATTGGGTATTTATTTTTATCATTACCATATAAACAAAGAGAAAATATATATGCCAATTTATGGTTATAATTAAAAACTCTACCACCTCAAGAATTAAATATTTTTAACCAAAATAGTAATTACGGAACTTGGGGTGGTTATTTAAATTAAACAATATGTCAATAAATTTCAACAGTACAAGATGTAACTATTGTGAAAGAACATTTACTGAAATTAATTATAAAACTAAAGAACACATTGTTCCGTTATCTAAAGGAGGTAATAACTATTTTGAAAACCTTGTATGGATATGTAATGAGTGTAATAATTTTAGAGGTAACAAAGATTTGCCATATTTTTATAATCAAATAAATAATATTCTTAATAACAATAGAACTATTAAGATTAAAATTTATACTTATAATAGAAAAGATTTGCAAAATATGGTTAAAAACTTATCATATTATAAAAATAAATAATTATGAAACAATTAATATTTATTTATGAACTATTAAAGTTTACTTTGATTAGCGTTCCTTTAGCTTGTGCATTATTTATAACCGCACATTTATTATTTGAATTAAAACGATTGATTAGATGACAGGAATAGACAACAACATTGAGGTAAGATTAATTTATTTAGATACAAAAGAGGAGATATGGTTTAGGTCAATAGCAAAGGCTATTAGGTTTTTAGGTACTGACTACAAGACCATTATGATTTATATGAATCCAATTAACAAGAAACGATATAAGCATAACGATAGATTATGTGTTGTTAGATTGAAAAAGTAACACTAATTTTGCTTTATGTTACCAACAATACCAAAACTGACTGCAAAGGCTCAAAAGGTCTTTAATGCATATATACGCAAAAGAGATAGTCAAGATGGGTATTTTACTTGTATTAGTTGCGGTAGAACATTAACAACTGACCAAATGGATGCTGGACACTTTGCACCTGTAAAGGGTGGTTCGGCTTTAAGATTTGATGAATACAACGTAAATGGAGAATGTAAGAAGTGCAATGGCTTTGATGAGTTTCATTTAATAGGTTACAGAAGGGGAATTATTGAGAAGTACGGAGAAGGTGTTTTATTACACTTAGAGCAAAATGCAAGGTTGGTAAAGAAATGGTCAAGAACAGAGTTAAACGATATAATTGATAGATACAAGTAACATATTTGAAACGTGCAAAGAGGAGGTTATAGCTGGATATTCTTGCTATTCTTTTGTGATTGATGGCACTACGCACTACATTTTTGGAGAAACTAAGGAGGAGGCATTTGATTATATGGCAGATTTAATAAATAAATATGGCGAAAGTTAGCAACGGAAACAAAGTAACATTTGGTAAAAGAAAGACAGGAAAGTACAAAAAGACATCTGGTCCTAAAGACAAACCAGTTAAACCATACAACAAACAAGGTAGATAATGAACATTAACGAAATCAAACCAAACCCAAGTAATCCAAGAATTATTAAGGATGACAAGTTTAAAAAGCTGGTTAAGTCAATCCAAGACTTCCCACAGATGCTTGAACTTAGACCTATTGTAATAGATGAAAACAATATTGTTTTAGGCGGTAATATGCGACTAAAGGCTTGTATTGAAGCTGGACTTAAGGATGTTCCTGTTAAACAAGCTAAAGAACTAACTGAAGAACAAAAGAAAGAGTTTATAGTAAAGGATAACGTAGGCTATGGGGAGTGGGATTGGGATGACTTAGCTAATAATTGGGATGTAGAACAATTAACCGATTGGGGTCTTGATATACCAGACTTTGCCATAAATAATGCAGATGCAGTAGAAGATGACTTTGATGTGCCTGTAGGTGGTAGCGAAACCGATATTGTTTTAGGCGATATCTTTGAAATAGGGCAACATAAACTTTTATGCGGCTCATCTACCGTAACTGACAATTGGGGTAAAATATTCGGCTCGGAGTACGCAGATATGGTAGTAACTGACCCTCCTTACAACGTGGCTTACACAGGAAAGACCAAAGATGCCTTAACTATTCAAAATGATAGTATGAAGGATAACGACTTTTACCAATTCTTGTACGATTTTTACACGGCTCTTGGTTCATTTACCAAAGCTGGGGGTTCTTGGTATGTTTGGCATGCTGACTCGGAAGGTGCAAACTTTAGAAGAGCAATGGCAGATTCTGGAATTATGGTAAAGCAATGCTTAATATGGGTAAAGAATTCAATGGTCATGGGAAGGCAAGACTACCAATGGAGGCACGAACCTTGTCTATACGGATGGAAGGAAGGAGCATCGCATAGCTGGTATTCAGACAGAAAGCAAACAACAATATTAGAATTTCAAAGACCAAGTAGAAACGCAGAGCATCCTACAATGAAGCCTGTAGAACTAATCGCTTATCAAATAACAAACAGTTCTAAAACAGGAGACTTGGTAGCTGATGGATTCTTGGGTAGTGGAACAACAATGGTAGCAGCGCATCAATTAGGTCGCAAATGTTACGGAACAGAACTTGACCCAAAATACTGCCAAGTGATTATAGATAGGATGCAAAAACTTGACCCTTCATTGATTATCAAGAAGAATGGGGTAATTTTGTAATACAGGTAAAAAACAGGTAACTTATGGCATTTCCAAATATAGATACACAATTTGAAAAAGGGGTAAGCGGAAACCCAAACGGAAGACCTAAAGGTGTTCCTAATAGCAAGACAAGACTTTTACGTTTATTAGAGTTAGTTACTAAGGTACGCAACCCAGTTACAGGAGAAGATGAGGAGTTTAGCATAGCTGAACAATTAGATATGCAAATCATAGCAAAGGCGAGAAAGGGAGACCTAAAAGCATACGAGATTCTTTTAGATAGATTAGAGGGCAGACCTAAACAAACAACAGACATTACTGCTGATATTAAGGGTAGTGTTCAAATAACTATTGAGCCAGATGCAGATTGTCAACCAATTAAAGATTAAGGCTACACCTGTATTCTATGCCAATAAAAAGGCATACGAGGAAGGATATCCTATAATATGCAATGAAGGTGGTTCAAGGTCAAGCAAAAGCTATTCAGTTGTTCAGTTACTAATACATATTGCAATAAGCAATCCTAATACAAGGATTTCAATGGTATCGCATTCCCTTCCACATATTAAAAGAGGAGTTTACAGGGACTTTAAAAATATATTAGAGCAATGGAATATATGGGATGAGAAGGAGTTTCGTTACACCGATTTTATTTATACTTTTAAAAACGGTTCTTACATTGAGTTGTTCGGACTTGAAGACCCTGACAAAGCAAAAGGACCAGCAAGAGACATACTATTTGTAAACGAGGCAAACTTAATTAGTAAAGCATTGTTTGACCAGCTTTTAATTCGTACAACTGGACAAGTATTTTTAGACTGGAATCCAGCTGACTTTATTTCTTGGGTGTATGAGGTAGCTGATAATCCAAAAAACAAACGCATACATTCTACCTACCTAAATAACATATCAAACCTAAGCGATAGCCAAATAAGAAACATTGAGCAATACAAGGACTTACCAGATGACTTTATGTGGAAGGTTTACGGATTAGGGGAACGAGGCTCTGCAAAGGAAATTATTTATACTCAATGGAAGCAATACGATGAAGCACCAGATGGTGATGTATTCTATGGATTAGACTTTGGCTATGTCCACCCAGCTGCACTTATAAAGGTTACTCACTACGAAGGACAAAACTACTTTGAGGAAATAGTTTATCAAAGCGGACTTACTCTTAGCGACCTATCAAAATTGATAAAAGAAAAGCTACCAGAACGAGCAACAATCTATGCGGATGCTGCCGAGCCTAAGTCTATTGAGGAACTTTACAGACAAGGATTTAATATTAAACCAGCACAAAAGGATGTATGGGCTGGGATAGTAAAAATGAAGTCTTATCCAATAAACTTGCACTACAATAGCAAAAACCTACGAAGGGAGTTTATGTCTTACAAATGGAAAAAGGATAAAAACGATAACGTAATAGAAGAACCTGTAAAGGCAAACGATGACTTGATGGATGCTTGTAGGTATGCCGTGTTTACGCATTTAACCAAGCTAAAATTTGAGGTGTCGGTATTTTAGGATAAATTGTCTAACTTTGTTAAAATTCATATATAATGGGATTACTTGACTTTTTTGGTAAAAGACAAAAACTATCTACTGTACTACCTCAAATTCCTTTTAACGGACAAGTTGCAATACAACAAGGGATAATAACTTGGCAAGGTGGCGATAACATTAGCTTTGTTAATGATGGTTATTCAGCAAATGATATAGTTTATTCAATTGTGAAATTAATTGCGGATAAAGCAAAACTTGCTCCATTCCACGTTTATAGAGTGGTTGATGAAACTTCTGCAAAGAAATACAAAGCGTTAATGAGCCAACCAGATAAGATTGAGAACTGGAAGGATGTAGAGAAGTTACATAAGAAAGCGTTTGAAATATATACAAAAGATGCACGATTAAACGAGTTGTTAAAATATCCTAATGAAGAAGATACCTTTGGTGATTTCGTAGAGGCTTGGTGTACTTTTAAATTAGTTACAGGAAACTCTTTTGTTTACGCAAAGATGATTGAAGGTGGTAATAACGATGGTAAGCCATACGAGATGTACGTGCTTCCTTCTCAATATATGTACGTGTTAGCGGACATTCAAAACTTCCCACCAACTATTAGCGGTTACCAATTAAACTATGGTCCACTTTGGAACTTTACTAAGCAAGAGGTACTACAAGATAAATACATAAACTTACAATGGAATACAACTGGGAATCAACTATATGGTCAATCTCCTTTGATGGCTGCTGCGAGAAACTTGACTCGTTCGAACGAAGCCAAGACTGCGGCGGTTGCATCTTTCCAGAATGGTGGTCCAGCTGGAGTTCTTTTTATGAATGATGATAGGTTTGACCCTATTAGTGGAACACAACAAGCACAAGCACTTAAAAGAGCAGTAAGCGAGAAAGGTGGCTCTGCTAACTTTAATTCAATTGCAGTTAGTGGTTACAAAGTAGACTGGAAGCAAATCGGATTAAGTCCTGTTGAATTAGATATCATTGAGAGTGAGAAGTGGGATATGAAAGCACTTTGTAATATTTATGGAGTACCTTCTCAATTATTGAACGATGCTGACAATAAGACTTACAACAACCAAAGAGAAGGAGAGAAAGCATTGACAGTTCGTTGTGCTATTCCTTTGTTAGTTGGTATTAGAGATAACTTAAATCGTAAACTACATTCGGATTGGGGATATCGTGGAACTGATATTTATGTTGACTTTGACCCAACTGTTTATGGTGAATTAGAAGCGAACAAAGCAGAACAAGTAGAATGGTTAGATAAGGCTTGGTGGATTGCACCTAAGCAAAAGATGGATATAATGGGATTAGAGATTCCACCTTACATAGACGAAGCGGAAATGGAGAAATTATATATTCCTTCAAGTTTACAAAGTCCAGATGAATTTCAACCATTAACATTACCAAATGAATAGCCAAGAAATTATAGACAAGTTATTTGATTTAAAGGTTGACCTTAAAGCTGACCTCAACGAAATGGTTGATGAAGTGTACGCAAAATATCACGATACTGTGAATATGTCTTACTCGGAGTTAAAGGCTTGGAGTGAAACTAAATGCTCACGTTTAGCGTCATTAGATAGAAGTCCAGTAAATAGGAACTTAAATCTATTGAGCAAGAAAAAGGCTGATTGGGGTGCAAATGAAGTTAAGTCTGCAAACAGAACGATTAGTTTTGTTAGTAGAATGAAAAATATGGAGCAAGGCAAACCTGTAAACAAAGAGTGTCCATCTAAGAGGGATATTTCCTTAAAGAATTGGGCATACAATCCTAACAAATGATTTGGCA